AGTTTGAGACACCTTATCAAGGAACGAGATAACGTCCTCACTAGTCTTCTCTCTGCCTTGGTATATAGTTTCAACCAAAGGCCCCAGATTAAGATAGACGGAATCAGTATCCACAGCAATAACATAATCATCATCAGTTTTAAGTAATTTGTTTAGATAGTTGTTCAATCTATCTTCGATCCAACGAATTGAAACTTGTCCAGATAGAGTGATCGCTTCTGCATTTTCAAGTTTGTAATAACGGAAGTATTCATTTCCAATTGCACCATAAGCAGAGTTCAGTTGAATCTTACGAGCCATCTGAATATTGTTAAAGGTTGCAATATCTTTTACAAGTTTAGGATCTTTAGTATCTTCATACTTCTGTTTTGCAGCAAGCATCTTCTTTTTGTAGATAGTTCTTTCTGTGTAGATCTTTTCCATCAACTCAGGTAAGAACCCACGGATGTCTGTGCGGAACATTGCACCATTAGCACACACAGCACTATCTTTATGAAGTTGAAAATCTATCTCTTCTTGAAGTATTCGATCAACCGTTGCTGTTGGGTGTCTGTCATCCTTGAGGGTTTCTGGGGAGATATTATATTGCATAATAAGATGAGGGTACAGACTATTGAGGTCAAAATTAACCACCCAATCATACTTTCCTGGCTTCGGTTCCTTAACATACGCTCCTGCATACTTCTGTGATTTAGATGTTTTTTTCTTCGGTGGAATCACAATATCTTGTTTCTTAAGATAGTTGTAAATGATGGTATCCCACATTCTCACTTGATAGTGAATGTCGATGAAATTTACTTTGGCATCAAATGCCATTGTAATTGCAAGTTCAATCAACTTTAACTTGTCTTCCATACGATCAACAAGTTGAACGTCTTTGATATTATATCGAACAAACTTATCCCAATCTTTTGTGTAGAAATCACGGAAAGTGTCATACTCATTGTGATCCAGTTTCTTCTCGCCTAACTCATAGTTGGCAATATAATCCAATCGATAAGATTCTTGGTTTGTATATGTGAATCTTTTATATAGATCTAGGTAATCAAGTTGAGTTACACCACCAATATCATAAGTGATATTTCTACGACCACTAATATAAACTTCACCTTGAGATACTAAACCCCAAGGTGATAGATCCTTCATAGATTTTTCACCCATGACACGATTAATACGACCAGCAAGATATGGTATGTCATACATCTGAGAGTTCCAACCAGTAATTACTTCTGGAAGATTCTTTCTCCAGTATGCTATGAATGAAGATAGAAGATGAACCTCATCATTACATAAAACATAAGTTACATTTGGATCTTTATTTACAAATGGTCTTGATCCAAAAGTAATAACTTTCTTTGTGGCATAATCTTGCAGACTTATTAAAAGTAATTCCTCTGCAACATTCTCTACATCAGGGAAACCATTCTCTGCAGCAACCTCAATGTCAATCGTTACAAGTTTAATCTTTTTGATATCAAACTTGATGTGATCCTCTGGATATTTTTCCGAGATATATTGATAAACGTATCTGTCATTACCATATATTTTAAAGTTCTCAACCTCATCATACTTCTTATAAAACTCACGACAATCTCTCACGAAGCCAGGTTGAATGGGTTCAACAGAATCACCTTCTAGAGTTTTGTATTTTGTTTTTCTTTTAGACGGAACATATAAAGTTGGTTTCCATTCCTCCCTATGTGTGATGTGTTTGCCATTCTCATAACCACGAATCAAAAATTGATTACCTATGAGTTGGATGTTGGTGTAAAATTTCACGAAGTCGCTTTAGAATACTGTTCAAAAATAAGAGGGTTAGGAGTGACAAGAGTAATAATCTTATCAGAACTTATCATTAACTCATTTTGTTCAGTATAGTCTTCCATCCACTTATGTAAAGCACCATCCACAATTTTGTAAGGTTTTGTTAATTTGCAATTTGGATCTCCAAACTCTGCACCAACCTCTTCAATTTGTGAGACTACTATTTCCTGATTAGCTAACAATAGTACTTTGATCACTTTCTCTTCTTCCATTTAATTGCTCCCGATACTGTGTTTTTAATTTTTCCATTGGTTCAACTATAGTAACCACCCAATCAGCTGAACAAGGTACTTTAGTTTGTGATGAAAGAGGTATCCAAGGGTAAAAAGTTACATTTACCTGTGATGAATATGTTTTGAATGAGTCTTCTTCATTTAAAACAGTGGGTTCCTCTGGATGATACAATTTTACAATCAAAGGATTATCAAAATAATATCCAATTACTTCTGAACCAGATTTGATATCCTCTACATCAGCGATGATATCTTCACCCGATTTGAGCATTACTAATTTGACAGTCATTTAATACTTTCTTTGTTTCCATTATAAAAGACCACCCAACAAAAGTCAAGTGGTCTTGGTTTTATTTGTTTTTATTTATAGGTACTCTTTACGAGCATGATGTTCTGGAACTACTTTACCTAACTTAACGGTAAGAAGTCCATCTTCAAGTGAGACATCTCTTACTTCATAATCATCTGCGAGTGTCCATGCCCTATTGAAAGATCTCTGAGCTAATCCTTGATGATAGTACTCGGATTCTTTCTCCTTAATCTCTTTCTTCCCTTCAACGAATAGTTTTCCATACTCGGTATAAACTTTAACTTCCTTCTTTTTAAATCCAGCAAGTGCAATCTCTAAACGAGATTCTGTATTATTGACTTGTATAAGATTATAAGGTGGATAGTTTGTTGTGGTTTCGTTAAAAAATCTATCAAAGTAAGCATCAAGTCCAATGCTGTTCTTCGTGATTCGATCCATCATATTTTCAAGATCAGACGCACGATATCTTTGAATGTTAGTCATAGTTCTCCTTAAATAAGCGAGTGTAAATTTGTCCCTTACGGCGACAGAACTAATTATAACACTAGACAAAAAAATAGGGGGTGGTGATCCCCCTAAATGTATTTCGGTTTTCTCCTATTCGAGTAACACTCGACATTGCGTTATACAGGCTTTATCATTCATGTCACACTCCGATACGCACTCGTAATAATCCTCTATTGGGTCTATAGTAGATAGCTCTTGGGCTTCAGTATGTAACCATGATCTGAGGTTATTAGATGAAATGAGATTGTGCATGAATTGTCTCCATATGAACACACAACTATTTAAACATTTTTTTTAAACAGTTGTAATTCTTCATTAAGAATTAACAATATCCTCTAATTTAAACAAAGATATAAATTCAATATCATTATTTTCCCATACCTTATGATCTTCCTGACGATCCACAATAGCAACAACACGATTTACAACATAACCAGCATTACGCAAACAATTAACTGCCTTGATCGCACTACTACCAGTCGTGGTCACATCCTCTAAAACTGTGACGAGTGATCCTTTAGGTGGTTTATGTCCTTCGATCACTTCTTTTGTACCATGTCCTTTAGGATTTCTTCTTACGATGAGTGCATCTATGTGTTTGCCAGAATAGTATGCCTTCTGTGCAACACCACATACTAATGGATCTGCACCTAATGTAAGACCACCAACTGCAACTGAATTACATTCAACATGTTTAATCATGAGGTGTGATAGAAGAGCATTACCTTCACATGATAATGTAACAGGTTTGCAATTAACATAATGTTTAGATTCTTTACCAGATGATAAAGTAAATTTTCCCTCTCTATATGCGTTTTCTTTTAAGAGATTTAATAATGTAGTTCTATGCAAAGTCTCAGTCATTTAATAATTCCTTTTCATCAGTTTCTTCATTCAAATCTTTCTTTGAATCTTTATCATTCTTGTAGTCACCTACAACTTCTCTAAGTAGATCTTCTTCAGGCATCACTCCTCCTCTGGTTTTTTTCTTTTACCAATATTATACTTGGTTTCTAGATTCCAGTCACCCTTTTCTTTATAAGATATAACTTTAATTTGATTTAATGGAGCAATGTCATTAACTTTATCAGTCGAGACAACACTCACTAATCCCCAATCTAAAAGTAATTGGATGATACGGTTTCTTCTTTGAACATCATTTACGGTAATATTAGCCCTCTTACCATCTAATGCAAATAATTCTTTGAAATGAACGATGTAGTATCTGCCTTGTTTATGAAGAATATGACAAGACTGATATAGTTTTTTCTCTTTTCTTGACGCTACACCAATACGAGTTAATGTTTCTCTTACTTTAAGAAAATCATCAGGTTCATTCAGAGTGATCTCAATCATTTGATCAGGCGACCAAGTGATTTGAGGCTCAACAATCGAGTTCATTTTTTCCCTCCAGTTTCAAGTCGGTCTCGTATAAACGAGAATTGTTCTCTAGTCAAAATGTTTAAAACTTGTTTCGCCTTTTCGTTACTATAACCATAGTACTTTTTAACAAGTTCAAGGTTTTCTATTTCACCCTTGCGAAGCCAAGGAGAAAATCTTTTCCTTTTTCTGAGACTATTTAGGAAAAAATCATATTGTAACTTCTTTGCTAAGTTAGGATGTTTGTTCATTTCATTTGCAAACATCACAGAATCAATCTGTCCAGATAAACATCTATTAACAATATAAGATGGATATTTTTTTTCTAAATCAGGATCCTCTTCAATTAAATTTTCTTTGTTAAAATTAATTGAGTTTAACCAATCTTTAAGTTCTGTCATTATATAACTCAATTTTTTTATCAATATAGACCTTTGCTTTCTTAAGGTCATCAAGTTCGCCTTCCTGATCTTTATGACCAGCACGACAAACATATTTTATAACGTTACCAGCAAAGAAGTCAAGTTCTTGATCTGCAATAAAATCCCAGACTTGAATCTTACCTCTTTGATAATGTGAAGGTGAAAATTTGTTCATAATGTAGTTTTGCGTTTAATAATAATTCTGTCATTTTTAAAGTCTGGAACAAATTCCAGAACTTCATCATGATCCCAACATAACTCTTCATATAAAGAATTAAGTGTTGCCATATCTTCCCAAAGATCGTTCGGTTGTTCATCCATAATTAAATGCCCTGATCCTTTTGATCTTGAAAAAATTCTTGTAATGTTGATTGATATTGACCTTTATTTTCTTTTGGGTCAAATTGATCATAACCTTTCATTTTTTTCCATTCATTATATAAAGCACCTAACAACCAGGCTTGAGATAATTGTTTAGGGCCATTCTCTAACAGTTCAAGATATCTTTTATTACTGGTGTAACTTTTGTATTCTTCTCTCCAGTTAGAGTCATCATAAGGTTTTTCTTTCATAATTTATTTTCTGACAATCATAACGTCGTCATCGTCATCATCATCAAGTTGGGAATTAAAGACTAGAAGTTGTTCTCCTGATTTAACATCTCGCATCTCAGGATGAATGCTTTTTTTAGATCTAACGTCGTTCATTTCTTTTTGGATTGATCCAATACTCCTCCACATAAAGGCGAATGATGCACCAGCAGTAGCAGCAAAGAAGATTCCAAAAATAACTACTTCGGTAGTACTCATCTAAATGGCCAAACTTTTTGAATAGGAACTTGTTTTATCCTATCTATAACATCAGTTTCTATTTTGTCAAGAATATTAACATCTAAATGCATGAACGGTGGAATAATACCTAACATTCTCAACAACCCATCAACAAATAATGCTAGTGTGGTAAATCCAAGAATCATACTGATGACGGTGGCATCACGATTATGTTTTGCCATTGATTCTTCATCAATTCTCCTTGCTTCATCAATTGCATCTTTTACAGCTTGATCAATCATTGTATCGACCTCTATTTTAGAGTAGGTCATTGCTCTGATTTTTTCTTCTGTTGTAAAATCCCTTCCAACATCTGATAATGGAATTTGTCTGATAATTGTTTTGATCATCTTATTATGTCGATATCGTGATTCTTAGACCAGACTTCTAATTCTGTTCTAAGATTATTATTTGATTTAAGATTATCATATCGTTTGGAAGCTTTATTCTTCCACCACTTAATTAAGTTCTCTTGATAGAATTTATCAAAGTTGATAGGATTCTTTTCAAGTTTGTCAGTATCTCCTCGTATTACTTCTCTGGAGTTAGCAAAACCATAGTCGCTAAAATAGACTCTTTTCTTTTCAGTGAGGTTCTTTGCATTTACAATCGCAGTTTGGAATTCCACAGCCTTTTGAGAAGATAAGTTTTTCTTGATGATTGATATCATCTTTTGCTGTGTTTTTAACTTGCGACTGGATGCGTTCTCCTTGATCAAGAGTTTGTTGTTGTTCCTTTCGATAAACCATTTATTTAAGTCTTTGAATATGTTGTCATGTAGTAACGGAGTAAAATCACTTTGAGTCAAACCTTTGTATCTCATGTATGGTTTGAGTCCATCATATTGAGAGGATGATTTAGATGTTCCGTACAAAGATGTAGTTTCAAATAAACAAATGTCTGAATTGTACTTACTATTTAACTGTTCTCTAGCTTCATGAGAACAACAGAGAAGTGCAAGTAATTTACCACCAAGATAATTAAATCCAAAAGGTTGAGTTGGTACAATGATAAATCCCATGATTGCATGACGATTAAATCTTTTTAACTCAGGTGGTCTTCCTAACCAATCGTTACGAGGTTTGCAATTAATAGTTGGAGATCCAAATCGAATGAATCCAACTATCTTATTTGTATTTGTTTCCATAACAACCCACTTAAGAGACTTGCCAGGAATAGAACTTTCGATTGCATGAGAGGTAGTAATCTCTAATCTCTCATTGAAATAAGGATTAGTAAAACTATCCTCTTTTCCAGCAGTATAAACTTTAAAGTTCATATCATTTGGATGCATATCAAAAAAGTCAAACATGTCCTCTTCAGGCCCACAGCCAGGAAGAGATGGTGGCATCTTTGACATTCTTTCGATTTTTACATTACGAAGATATTCATCAATTCGACCCATGTTAGAGAAGTAATCGATGAACTTGTCTGCTGCATATGCAGCATCAGACTCACATAAAATCATAGTATTAGAAAGCGGGAACGACTTCAACAGTACGACGACTACGAAGTTCTTCTAGTTCTGTTTGTATTGTAATCACTGCGGTAAGATCTCGCAAGTCCTGTGACACTTGACGATAACCATTACCAACATATATTTGTCCTGCTACAACTACTAGAGTAACAGCACTCCAAAAATAATAATAATAATTCTCTTTACTTTGTGTTCTTTTTTTAGTCATTAGTGCCATGTCTATGTCTAGGGTTGTCAATTTCTCTAGTGGATACATAAGAACCCTTATTATTGTGTCCATGTGCAATCCCCATTTCATGCATACGAGCATGTTCTTTGATTTCATCTTTGAGTTCTTTTCCTCCAGAACCAAAGGTCATGTATATTCCATACACTACTAAAGCAAAAACAACTAAACCAAGAAAAACAGCGAACGCTGCACCTTGACCTAGATGTGCGTGAGGAATTAGTGTTTCATTACATCTGGCAATTTTTTCTGGATCATTCCAAGTGCCAGGCAAATGATAAATTGGTGGGCAAGATAAGAAAGTCATAATTTGTTTTGAATCCTATGATAAACCTCAACGTATGATTCACATTTTGGGCATGATAGGTTTGTAATTATATCATAGTCCATATCTTCATAATCGTCAAGATCATGATCTCCGCCCCATATCAATTCTGTTCCGCAATGCCAACAATTCATTTGTATTTTGCACCTCTATTTTTTTCTAAATTTTGCCACCACCATAATGGTTGTAAGTTTGTATAGTGAGAAGCTTTTTTAAACTCCTCTTCATCATATAAGTCAAACTCATGGAGAGCTTTGATATGATCAACATGCCAACCATGAACACCATGATTATCCCAACTCATCAACTCTCCTGTTTTTGGATCAGGATAAAATTTTAATTCTAAATAAACAATTAACTCATCAAATGTGCATCCTAATTCTTGTGTGAATCTTTTAGATTGTTTTTTTCTGTCTAAAACCTTATTAATTCTACCACGCATAAGGTGTTTTATTTTAAATGCAGGATTGTTGTGGTATTTTTCATTTAATTGTTTATTAAGTCTTCGTTTAACTTCTGGTTTTGATCTATATTTTTTATCCCATCTAGACTTTTGTTCCTTATACTCTTTTGTTTTTGATTTTGGCACTCTCCAAGTTTCATAAGCACAAGATTTGCAACAACTTTTCTTTTTATAATAAACCTTGCCAGAACTATCATTAGCAAACTCATCAAGTATTTTTATTACATTGCACTTTCTACATCTTCTCTTTCCTTCTTTTTGAAGTAAGTGAAGTTCCTCTACATATGATTTTTCTTTTAAGTATTTCTCCCAAGTCCCTCTTCTTTTATGATTATATTCTATTTCACATGGATTGCATCTACCTCTCCTGTAAGAAGAGTTTATAGATTTCTTATAAACAAGTTTAAAATTATCTATGGGTAAAACTTTCCCACACATTTTACACTGTTTGGTTTCACCAACTGGTTTGCATTCCATCATTTAAATTCACACTCCAACATTATTTCTGTAAGTGCAGCCAAGAGATTAATTTCTTGATCCGCAACGAAGGCAATCTGATA